CAATTTTCTAGGGCTTATATCCCCTGTAACTCCTACTACTATGGAGTCTAAGGGTGTACCTAACTACGTTAAAGATACTGGTATTACTAGTATGCGTAGTGAGTTCTTTGACATTCTTAATGGTATTACCGCTAAAAACAATGGGGATATTCAAGACCCATATGAGTTAGCACTAGCAACTTATACAGGCAAGCACCCAGGTAAACTTATCTACACTGTATCCCGTGAGGATAAACAGACTAGAGTTCTTATTAAGAACACAGATGCACTTAAGGGTTGGGCATTAGGTAATGAAAAACTTATCAATACCTATGGTGAAGCAGCCTATATCTTTGCGCCGCAGGCAGGTAAGTTTAATGCTGCTACATATAACTTTATTCAAGCAGCAGGACTAGTTAAGAGTAAGAGCCTTGAAAGTTACTATAACGACTTAATGGTTGCACAGGATAAGCAATCATACTATGACATTGCACGTATTGAAAAAGAACAACTCAATACAGTATCTGACCAGATGGCTAGAGCCAACATTATCAATGAGGCTACTTCTGCTAGAGCATCTCTTGTGGCTGCCAACCCATTGTTAAAACCAGCCCTTATTGGGCAGGGTAATAACATTGGCAAAGAAGGCATAATGCTTAACAGTGTTGAGCAAATTATCAATGACCCTAGTACACCAGTTGCACCAGAAACACGCAAGCGTATGGCTATTGCAGTTAAATTGATACGCGACTTTGTATCAATGTCAACAGACCCAGCACTAAAGAACCTTAGTGATGGTGGCGTAAGTATTAAAGCAGAGCGTAGACAACAGATTGAGGCAGCATTGAAAGACTTATCACTTGGTGACTTATATGTTACTGAGGCAAATCGTGCCATCTTTAAGTCAATGCTTTCATTTTATTCACGTGATTCCTACTATACATTTAAGGCGATTAAATAATGGCTGATAAGTTTAATGTTGATACCTTAATTGCCGATGCTAAAGCAGCACGTGCAAAAGCAATTGCTGACGCTGATGCTGCAGCAAAGGCTGCTGCTCTTGCTAAGAAAAACAAAGATACTATTAACAAGGCTCGCCTTCAGGCTGAGCCACAGATAAACTATGCTAAGTCTCTTGAAAGCGAAATGCTTACACTTGAGGGTACGCTACGTGCATATGCTACACGCGTATCACGCGGTGATGTACCAACAAGCACAGAGCAGGCTGAGTTTGATAGAACAGTTGCTCAATATAAATCTCTTTCAGATACCTATACAAAAACTAATGATAGTGTAGTAAAGATTTTTAATGCAGCACCTGGTGCTGATGTGGCTACTCTTACTGGTAATAAAGACCTTGGTGCTAAAACGGTGGACGCCTCAGGCAAGGTTGTAGATAAAGCAGCACCAGGAATTAACTGGTCTGAATATGCAATAGATGCAACAGGTCGTGTTACCCACGGTAATGTTGCTCCTGTATTTGTATCTACTTCAGATGGCAAAGGCAATGTACAGCCAGTTGAATATAAGAGCATGTCTGAGGCACGCGCTGCTTTTCTTAAGAACTACTCAACACCACAAGCATTAGCATCACTTCAAAATACACTTGTTAATAAACATTACATTAAATCAAGTCAAATAGCAGATGGTACTTGGGTTGGTGGTCTTGACACATTACTTACAAAGTACACAACCAAACTTGTATCTGATGCTCTTTACTCACCAGGAACTAAGTCTGTTGATACAAACCAATACCTAGCATCTACCTCTTCACTCGGTGGAGCAGGTACACCTACACAGTACAAAACAATTACCACACGTGGTGATGCTAAGAAAGAACTTGACAACTATTTGACCGACCTTATTGGTCGTCCATCTACACCACAAGAAGAAGAAGCCTACTACACACAGTTGCATGCATTAGAGCAAAAGGCTATACGTACAGTATCTAGTGGTACTACTACTGGTAGTGAACTTGGTACAAATGACCATGTACTTCTTGCTGCCAACGTAGCAAAGAAGTCTTTGGCTGGTACAGATGTAGAGAAGTTGCTTACTTCTGGTAGCCGTGCGGCTACAGATATTGCTACCTTGCAGCAGTATGCTGCTTCATATGGCGTAGAGATGTCATCTGCTGATGCACTTAAGTATGTAGCCAGTGGCTTAGGACAGCAAGATTATCTTAAAAAGCAAGAAGAGCGTATTCGTCAAACCGCTATTACCTTGCACCCACAACTTAAAGACCACTTCCAAGCAGGTGGAACATACAAAGATATTGCTGACCAGTACAAGTATACCAAACAAAATAAACTTGGTGTTGTTGTAACTGATTCACTTAAAGATAAAGATATTTCAGATGCAATTGCTAGTGGTAAATCTATTACAGATTTTAACCGTGCATTGCAGTCTCACCCTGACTTTGGTAAAAGTCCAGAAGCACATCAAACAGTTGCAGACTTTATTAGTAATATAGCGCAGACATGGGGGCTTGGTTAATGGCTGGTCCAGAAGACTACTCAGTAACAGCCGCTCAGGTTGCTGCTGCAAATAAAAAGAAAGCCGCTGCTGCGGCTGCACCCACATCTGGTGTAGTACCAAACTTTAAGCCAACAGTTAAAATGCCAGAACCTGCTACCCTTCCAGGAGATGCAGGATTTGTAGGTCCAGTACCTGTTGTCCCACAGACACCTGACTATGGTCCAATTCCTTATGGTACTCCTGTACCTGGATTTACACCAGAAGTTCAGTACCCAACACAAACAGCAAAGCCAGGTAGTACTAACTTTACAGGTCCTGTATTTGTTCCACAAGTTACTAATCCAGTGTCATCTGGACCTGATTACACAGATGCATTTGCTATCTTGTCTGAACAGTTGCGTCAATGGGGATTAGGCACATTAGCCGATTCTTTTATTAGTCTTGCAAAATCAGGCATGACACCCAATGAAGCATTAAACAAAATTAAGTTTGACAAGACTACCAACCCTGCAACTGGTAAGGCTTGGAATGCAGACTACACACTTCGTTTTGCTGGCAATCAGGCTCGCATTGATAAAGGTTTAAATGCTTTAACTGAAGGTCAGTACATTGCAAATGAAAACTCATATGCTGAAACTCTTAGAGCATATGGATTAAACAATATGCTTAGCACAGACCGTGCTGCTAATGAAGCAAAGTTTGCTACATATATTGGTAGCGATTTATCGCCCTTGGAGTTCAAAGACCGTATTGATTTGGCTTCTACCCGTGTGCTTAATATGGACCCAGCAATTCAAAAGAACTTTATGGAGTACTACCCAGAGGTTAGCAAGTCAGACCTTATTAGTTACTTCCTTGCACCAGATGAAACTCTGCCATTGCTTAAAACAAAGGTAACAGCATCTGAGATTGGTTCTGTTGCTGCTTCGCAAGGACTTGGTATTAACAAAAATCGTGCAGAAGAATTTGCCAAAATGGGTGAAACATATGGTCAAGCACAAATAGATTATATGAAGGTTGCTGATGTGTTACCTACTGGACAAAAGTTAAGCAGCATCTATGGTGAAGAAGGCATTGCCTATAACCAAGCAACTGCTGAAGATGAGTTTATTAAGAACGATGCAGCGGCTAAGTTAAAACGTAACCGCTTGGCATCAAAAGAACGAGCAATGTTTGGTGGAGACTCTGGCTTAAGCAGTCAGTTCTCTAGCCTTGGCAAATCAATACAAGGCAAGTACTAACTAATATCCCGACACGGACCCACCAGCCCCGTGCGGCGTAAAGACTGGGAGTAGAAGCCAGCCTAGGTTCCCCAACCTAGAACTGTGGTCTGCGATTCAACTAATGAAATATGGGAGGACGGTTGCTATGAGCAACAACTACTGGGACGAAGAAGATGACGAGGATACAACTCCTACACAGCCGATGAATGATAGCGATGTCATGAAGCAATTGCGTAAAGCAAAGCGGTCTGATGAGAAGCGTATCAAAGAACTAACAGAGCAACTGGAGACGTTCAGCAAAGCACAACGTGAGTCAGTCATCAAGAAAGTTCTAGAAAATAATGGCGTAAGCGTAAAGGCTGCACGTCTAATCGCAAGAGAACTAGATGGAGATGTTACAGAAGAGTCAGTCGTTGACTACTTAACTGAAAACGCCGAGGTCTTTGGATTAGAAGTTCAGTATAACGACGCGCCTGAGCAGACAGTTGACCGTGCGGCACTACGCCAGCAGGACATTGTCACGCAGCAGGCGATGACGCCTGACCGTGCGGCTGATACATTGTTAAAACTTAATAACGCTGCTTCGGCAGAAGAAATTATTTCAATGATTCAGTCGGGCGATTTTAACTAACTCAACCGAAATCTAACATCCTCATAAGGAGGTGCAATAAATGGCTAATGCATATACAACCACAGGTTCCGCTTCTCTAGGCGGTACAGTTGGTGGTGCTGGTCTCGTACAGAAGGCGTATGACCGCCTCATCGAGTTCGCACTACGTGCTCAACCACTCATTCGCTCAGTAGCCGATAAGACTCCTGCGCGTCAAAGCATCCCTGGTTCATCTGTTGTCTTGCAGCGTTATGTAGACCTTACAAAGCAGATTACTACTCTTACAGAGCAGACTGACCCAGATGCTGTAGCACTTGCTACACCAACATACACAACCATTACTCTTGCTGAGTATGGTAACGCAGTACTCGTTACACGTGCATTGGAACTCTTCAGCCTTGCTGACGTAGACCCTGCAGTTGCTAACATCATTGCGTTCAACATGGCAGATTCTATTGATGACGTTGCTCAGAACGTACTACGCGTTGGAGACAACGTTCTTTACGGTGGAACACGTACATCTACAGCAACACTTACATCATCAGACACATTCACTTCAGCACTTGCTCGTAAGACAACTGCTAAGTTGCGTGCTAACAAGGCTATCCCACGTAAGGGTTCACTTTACTGGGCTGGTATCCACCCTGAAGTATCACACGACCTTCGTGCTGAGACTGGTG